GAGAAACAATTAATAATATTACAAACACAAATGTTGCAAGTTCTTCTGGAGGTAAACAATATCCATCTACTTATAACAATGATGCTGCTGAGTTGTTTATTAGACAGGCAGTTTCCACTGTCACCGCATAACAAAAAACCTCGCCGAAGCGAGGTCTAATAGTCACCAAATGATTATTCGTGTTCTGCTAATGATTTGAAATAATCCAAATCTTCATTTCCAGAATCAATCACTGCTGCTTTTGATTTCGGTGTAGAATGTTGTCTTGGTAGTTCAACATCTTCAGCACGAATATTTGGAAGACTTTCACCTTCAAATCCTAGAACTTTATCCAGACGAGCTTTTAGTTGCTCATAAGGTTTAAAGTTTTTTCTCTCAGTGAATTCTACCAAAGAATATTCTTTGTTATAGATTTCTTCTAACTTAGCGTCATCTGCCGATAATGCAGAAACAGGAGAGAATTCAGATTTATCATAATTACGATAACCTTCAACATTGCGAATCTTCAATTTGAAATTAGCACCTTCCCACATATCAAATGGGTTTACTGCTTTTTCATCAGCAAACTCGGGGTTCATCACCTCAGAGATTTTATCAAAAATCTTTTTACCGAATTTGAATAACCGAACAGTTCCTTCGTTTTGAGGATTGCTTGGATCAGAAATCACATAAATGTTTGCAATGTAACTCAGCTTGCGCTTTTGTTTTCTTGCGATTTCTTTATTTGCCTCAACACCAGAATTCCAAAGCCCACCATTGTGTTCACACACCGGGCATTTCTCATTCAAAGTGGTTAAGCAATTATCAATAAACCATCCACCTGGACCTTGAAATCCATGACTGAAGGTTCTAGTCCAAGGAAGCCCAGCATCGCCATCAATTGCGGCCGCAGGCAAGAAACGAATAACAGCCATGCCGTTACCAGATTTGTCTACTGTTGATTGCCAGAATCGTGTATCATCTTTAGACCCAGGCTCAACTGGTATTGATGTACTTTCAAGAGCCTTGGTAAGTTTATCAAGGTTATCTCTGTTTCGTTTTAAATTTGCAAAAGACATATTAATTTCCTTTCGTATATGCGTAGTATTGCGTAGTATAGTTCTTATTCACCGTAATCATTATATCACAGTATTTAGTTCAACTTCAATTACTTTTTCAAGCATCATTAAAGTATTACCAATTTCCTTATGATGTATACCAATTCCGCCAGCTGAAATAAACAACTGGATAACATCGTATGTATCATCTATAAGAATAGTTTCTGGTGTAGCAAATTCAGCCTTGATTTTACGCCCGGAAACGATGTTCGCTTTCAGTTTACCAAGACCATTTTTATCTAACCAAACACATTTTTGTCGTTCAACTTCCGTGTGATATTTCATACCACCAGAAGAAGACAACAACTCAATTGGAATATCCGATTCAGAGCAAAATTTAACCAACTCTTTACCACCAGAATACCAGTCTAGTGTTTCAAATTGTTTTGTTGCTATGAAGTCATCCCAATGTACATTAAACTGTTTTCGGTCACGCATTGACCCCGGCAGTTCATCGTATAACTCAAAGTATCGGCGCTCAAAGTTACATAGAACGCCGTCCATATCTAAATATATTTTCTTAATCATCTCAGTTCTTTTCTTGCAATATCTCGGAATTTATTTTCGTCAAAAGTTAAAAACGGTGTATACTTTGACCATTTTTTATATAGTGTGGGCCATCTAATATTATCTGTTATTTTTTTATTCCACATAGGCATAAAATTCATCAAAGAATTCAATACACACAAGGTTTCTATTTTAATAACACTATGCAATATCATCATTAATAATTCTGGATATTCACCATCTGTCTTTACCAAATTATTGAAATTTCCTCTATCATTAATCAGGTGACAATCATTACTAAAATTATAACTTAGACCCTGTACGATAGACATTCGTTTCATGTGAATAATATTAGCATCTTCTTGAAGTAATGTTCCAGCCCAACAGTTTTCTTGTTCTATTAAATTTGAAATAACAAATTCTTTATATTCAGAATCTTGAATTTTTCTAGACAACTTATAGAAATGATATTTGTCTTTTCTTTTTTCAAACGCATCAATTGATACACTAGATTTACCATTATATTTAAAATAATCATAATCCGTAGTGAAATGCAATTTGAGTGTATAATAAAGAGTAAAGGCTTCAAATCCTGTCATACTATAATTATAACATAATTCAAATAGGAAGTCTACGACTTTTTGGTAACATGTTAAGTTCTTGGGCATCAAATTGTATCTTTGCCTTTAAATCTTTATTTACCAAACTTGATGCTAATTCAATTTCCATACCAGTTCTGTCACAATACTCTACAATTGCTTCCATATAATTATAGTCAGTGTTAATAACCATATTTTCTATTTGTTCTTGAAATTTGAACATCTCATCTTTGGTTGGCATTATTTCACTATCGTTTCGTATAGTTGTTCAAACTGTTCATGTACTGCTACTTCTTCATCATAATTTTGCCGATGATATACTTTCACCAAACGATTGACTATGCGTTTTGGTAATTTCAAATCATCACATACTTTTTTTGTAGCCTCTTTAATGAAGTCTTTTTCGCCGTCCATGCGTGTGAGGGAATTTGAACACTCCCGAATTGCATCAAGTAATTTTTTGCGGTCAGCCTCACTTGATATTTGATTGATGCTAAATTGTTTAATTGCCATAATATATTCCTTAAATAAATCCCATTTTAGTTCCAATTTGTCGGTTTTTTACCGATTCAATTTTTTTGTTAAAAACTTCTGCAATGCTATAACTATCTCTATCTCCCTCAAGTGTTGCACCAACTTTATCTGCAAGTAATTGGGCTTCTTCTCTTTTGAGTAAATTAAAAGATAAAATATCAAAACAGCGGCCTGGTCGTATAAGAGCAGGGTCAATATCGCTAATAGAAGGCAGATTTGTTGAAAAGATTAATTTCTTTCCTTTAGTTGTAACCAAACCATCACCTACATTTAGAAAACGATGCATCATAGTATTGCCATCACTTCTTGCTTTTAGAAAAGTATCCGAATCTTCAAGTACCATCACATCAGTTTCATCTTCAATAAATTTAGCAAACACATAATCTTTTTCTAAAATTGTTGCATCGTAAGTAACAATAGCAGAAGAATTTGTGTGTGATAACAAACCACGAATAAATGTTGTTTTACCTGTGCCAGGTGGTCCTATCAATAGTAAAATATTAGCATTTGATTGCATGTACCTATCGTAGTATTCCGTTAGAGGTTCGTTAAGAAAAGGATACATTTCATCTATAGGCAGTCTTTCAGAATTCAAAGGAACATTGACGCTATCACCATTACCTGAGTATACCCAATCAATGTATGAAGTGACTTCTTTGAAATTATTTAAAGAATCATCTCTGCATTTTTCAATGAAATCATTATTGCCATATAAATGTAAGTGTATAGAGTTTGAGCCTACATCATACCGAATAAGGTCAATTTCATCACAAATAATAATACCGCACGATTCATTGAATTGGATTATTTGTTGATGTTTAAATTTATTCTCAATGTATTCTTTCCATTCATGTCTACTGCCATGTAACTTCAACTCAAAGTTGAGTGTGATTAATTTTTTCTCTGTTCTAGAATTGATAATTTGCAGAAAAAGCCAATCACCATAATCTGATGCACCTACGAAAAATTTATCATTCATATTAATTTTCATTTGATTTACATTCATATCTACAATATCCAAATAGAAACTTTTTTTATTTCCTAAATTTCTTTTTCCTCTTGAGCGAAACTGTCTATCAGGAGGCAAATTATATAGTCGTTCAAATAAAGTTTTAAATATTTCTTCCGAATCTTCACTCATTATTTCTTAGATAGAGCATAGGTAATACAAGTAGCATTAGGAATTGTTTCATATGCACACTTAACAGAAAGCGGGTCAATTCCTTTTTGAATAGCAGATTCAATATTTTTAGCCATATTGTTTCTATCGTTCACATTGTAAAATGCATAACTGACAATGATAGTACATAGTAAAATCATTATGCTCACAACTACTGTTATGAAATTTTTTTCCATTAGAGAATTCCTTTATTTTTATCAATATTGTCATTGGCACTTTTGTAAAAAATATGTCTACCAATAACAGTTTCTTTCTTTAATTTTACCCAATTAGGATTCACATAATCTGCATGGTAATAAGTTGAACCATTTGTCACATCATGTATTTTATCCGAATTAAAAAGTAGCCGTATAGATAAATCCATAATGTCATTATACAACAAAGTGTCACGAATTGTCAACATTCTAGAGGTAAACTTAGTGTCACAATACCAAGAAAACTGGCAAACTGTACCCGTTTTCTGTTTAACAACATCACAAATATTATCACCATATCCAGAACGCACACGATTAAATGTCACGAATGCTACTGCTTTTTTACCTTCAAGTGGCTCATTCAATGCCTCAAAATATATGTTTTGAGCCAAACAAGTTACTTGTTTTTGTGTGTCTTTTGTCAATTCTGAATATTTTGGCTTTAATGGTAAAATGTTTATTGTATCCACATTTATCATTAACATCATCATAATTATTGAAGACACTACTGCACTAAAAAGTATAGGTCTACTTTTCATTTGTTACCTTTCAATATTTGAGTGGTTTTGTAAGAACCACTGAAACTTATTTCAGCATTAAAACTTTAAGTTTAAACCGAGGGATGCAGTATTTCCGTCAGAATTTGAAATACGGCTTTGACCCGTGAATCGCTCAAGGCTTGCTACAACATTAACATTCTTTGCTACTGGCATTGTTGCTTTTCCGCCAACAGTAAATCCATAACCATCTTCTGAGGATGATTTTTGTGTGTTATGATACACGCCAGCAAGTGATGCGCTTAATGCAACAGGACCAACTGAAGTCAATGGAAAGTTGTGCCCAACAGCCCAACGAACATAATTGCCTTCAACTTTAGTTGCGCTTAAATTAGCAACTGGAAGTGCTACTGTTACACGATAACCATTTTGTTCAGTTGTCATATCCCGAACACTAGACACTGAAACATCCGCAGCGGTTGCGGTTAATACACTCAATACGAGTGCTGTGGCAATTGTTAATTTTTTCATGTTTGTCCTTTATTTCGTTGCTGGTGCTGGCGCCGATGCAGCTTTAGCGGGTGCTGGTGCTTTTTCAACTTTTGCTGGCGCTGGTGCAGCCTTAGCAGGTGCTGGTGCTTTCTCAACTTTTGCTGGCGCTGGTGCAGAAGCCGCCGGCGCTGGTGCTTTAGCGGGTTCGGCTGCAAATGCAACAGTTGCTGAAACGAGTAATGCGGTTGCGATAAGATTTTTCATTTTTAATTTCCTTAGTTGTAATAAAAGTGGTAAGTTATTCTGTTACGAGGAAACCTACCGAAACCCTAGTCAGTGTTTAAGCTGCCAATGCGAACTGTGAGTCGTTTGCTTTTACTTCTTTTGCTTGATTTACAGTCATCGCCTACTGTGCCGTCCACTCTGTTACTCTTTGCCCTGTCGAAACTATGCAGGCCCATCAAAAACACATAACAAGGGTTCCAGTTACGTCATTCTGTTTACCACCGTCAAATGACGATAATGCACGGTCTATGTGTTTATGGTGGACCTGGGGGGATTCGCACCCCCGTCCAGAATCCTTTTCTTTCTACTTCATACAGTCTTAAC